CTATTCAACATAATCTGATGAAGTGATCCTACTAACCCAATCAAACATGATTTGCATATGGTTGCCTTCAGGTACTTTAATTCCAACATGGCAAGCATTAACACCCGTGGTATCCCCTACAATAATTCTGCCATCAAGCATATAAACCCTTATGCCTACCCCTTGCTTGAAACACTTATTGCATATTGAAAAAAAATCCTGCTTTGTTGGCTCATATGGCTGTGTGTTGAATGTCCCACTAGTCACTAACTCAGTAACAATTCCAGAGTTATCCTGCAGCTCTTCAAGAGAAGCAAGAGACTCCAGTTTTACTTCGATTCTGTTGCTTCCTTTAGGAGTATCTGACGCCAGAATTAAGTTCTCATTCTGATTGAATTTTGAGATGTAACCAATTATCAACTGCCCATTGCAGCTAACCATCTTAACCAGGCAATCATGAAAACGCAGAAACTGTATCCGACGAGCGAGCATTGAATAGTCACGTGGCCACTTTTCAGCCACTCGCCCATAAGAAATATCATTCATTACCAGAACATCCATTCAATCCTGAAAGCATTATTCTAAACGAAAAAAACCCCGCCGGAGCGGGGTTTGCGCGATAAGTGTAAATTAACGCAGCAGAGACAGGACGTTCTGCGTGGTCTGGTTTGCCTGCGCCAGAACAGAAGTACCCGCCTGTTGCAGAATGTTTGCACGAGACATGTTGGACACTTCGGTCGCGTAGTCAGCATCTTCGATACGGCTACGGGCTTCAGACAGGTTGTTGACGGTGTTACCCAGGTTGGTGATGGTAGAGTTGAAACGGTTCTGTACCGCACCCAGGTCGGAACGCAGGTCAGCAACTTTCGCCAGCGCCGCGTCGATTTTAGCCAGCGGGCTTTCGGTAGTAGCAGTCGCAATTTCATTCACTTTAGGCTCAGTTTTGAAATTGTGATTTTTTACTTTCTCTGCAAGGTAGTCCTTACCACCGACGTTAGCAATTTCGGTTTTACCATTGACACCACCGAGTTGGACAGCAGCAGTTGCGGCCTTTCCATTTGCATCGGTATATGCTACTTCTTTAATGGATACTTTGTTAGATTCGTCAACTGATGCAGCATAATATTTACCGCTTGTAGTTTTCAGCGCGTAACCGCCATCAATGGCTTTATCATTTTTATCAGTAAAGGACACCTTAACCAAAGTCGCTGAAGCAGCTTCAGTAGAAGAAACCCCGCCTTTTTCGAGAGCAGCTTTTGCCGCAGCAAGGTCAGGCATTACTTTGTCTTGCAGAGTCGAGACAGTTTTGGCCCCAGCAGGAACTGTGTCCTTAGTGGCATCTTTCAAAGTTACTTCGCCATTATTAGCAACAGTAACTTCATAAGTACCATCTACAGAGTTATCTTTAACTGATGCAACATCTGCATAGTATTTATTACTGGCAGCATCAAATTTAAAATTAGTAGCAGTTGCATCGTCTACGGTCGCACCAAATTTACCCACTGCTTTAGCATCAGTAGCAAAATTAGTGGTTTTAAATGCGGCCACTGTAGTGGAGTCTTTGTATCCCAAGTTAAGATCTGCTGCAACGTCAGTAGCATCATATTTTTTCTGTACGTTCAGTGAATCCAGACCCAGGGTTTTGGAGTTGATTTCTTTCAGGTTGATATCGATGGTTTCGCCATCGTTAGCACCGACCTGAATGGTCAGGGTGTTGTCTTTTGCCAGTACTTTCACGCCGTTGAACTGGGTCTGGCCGGATACGCGGTCGATTTCGTTCAGACGCTGAGTGATTTCAGCCTGGATGGAGTCGAGGTCAGACTGGGAGTTGGTACCAGTAGAAGACTGAACCGCCAGCTCACGAACACGCTGCAGGTTGTTGTTGATTTCAGACAGAGAACCTTCAGTGGTCTGCGCGATGGAGATACCATCGTTAGCGTTACGGGACGCCTGAGTCAGACCTTTGATGTTAGAGGTGAAACGGTTTGCAATCGCCTGACCAGCAGCATCGTCTTTCGCGCTGTTGATACGCAGACCGGAAGACAGACGCTCAATAGCGGAGCTCAGAGAAGACTGAGATTTGTTCAGGTTATTCTGGGTCAACAGCGACAGGCTGTTTGTATTGATAACTTGTGCCATAAAATATTCCTTTTGGGTTATTACGCCAGGCTTGCCTGTGTCATTCAAGTTATCGTCATCAATCAATTAAACTTTACTATTTTTTTTAATCTCAACAACTAGCTGTTTCCAAATGAACTTAAACAAAACCAACCCTTAAACCTGGTGGATTACTTCTTTTCTTTGCTGCTTTTACGAGGGCATTTTTCTTAAAAATGTAAAATACACCCGACACAGAAACTGTCACTCTCCGTAATCACTTGGAATTAATTTTCTTGCTAAGAATTATTTTTAATCAGCACTAAATTAGTCATTATTCATGCCGATACTCAACTTGCCCATAATAAATTTGAACACAAAACAAGCATATCATTGCCCGCCCGTGCGGGCTTTTTTGTTTTTGCCATCACATGACAGGACAGTCATCAAACTCCCCCAGCCTCGCATCATTAATGATATAGGTGATCACCCCGAACACCGGTAGCGAAGTGCCGTATCCTTCCTTTTCGGCTGGTATCGCTTCCCTTCTCCCGTTCTCCAGGTTTATCAAGTGCGGCTTCGGGTGCGCCCGGTATCGCTTAATCCTGAATTCTCCATCCATCGCACATATCAACAACGAACCATCACATGGCGATAAAGATGAGTCGATAACCAGCAGCGCACCATTCAGTATCCCTTCACGATAATACGAAGCCGCAGCCCGCATAAAATACGTTGCTGATGGATGGCGAATAAACTGCTGGTCGAGGGAGATTCGTGTTTCAACATAATCTGCCGCAGGTGATGGGAATCCCATGTCAGTACCCTCTCTTGAATGCTGGATAGAAATACAGTATAAGTACTGTATATACATCCAGTAAAGAGGTAATGCGCAATGTTCGTGGAACTCGTTTATGACAAAAGGAATTTTGATGGTCTGCCCGGTGCAAAAGACATCATTCTGGGCGAATTGACTAAGAGGATTCACCGGATTTTCCCGGATGCTGATGTCCGGGTAAAACCGATGATGACACTGCCGGCGATCAACACTGACGCCAGTAAGCATGAGAAAGAACAGATAAGCCGGACTGTTCAGGAAATGTTTGAAGAGGCTGATATGTGGCTGGCAAATGAATAATGTTCTACAATCCTGCACAGCCTACGCAGGCGGGAGAGCGGGCCAGTTAACATGCTCAGGGTCAGTTGTCACATCGACCGCCTTAACCTCGTTTTTATAAGCCATCCACGCCGACAGTTTAGCTTTGTTGGCGTCGCTGATTTCACCCAGCATCAGCTCTGTTCGCCAGTCGAGCATTACTTTATCGGCACTGGCCAGCAAATGACTACGCTGTTTTTCAGCGTTGGCTATCGCCGCATTTCGCTGCGCGTCGGCATCTGTAACCCACTTGCCGCCATCCCATTTATCATACTGAGTGGATGGCGCAACGGTTGTGTAGCCTGAACGAATCTCCCCTATGTAATCAACGAATTCCGGGGTTCTGTCCATAGTCGAATAGACGGTAATGCCGCGATGGTCTGGCTGTTGCTCCCAGTCAGTACCGTTGAATACAGCTACAAATCCCGACCGTTTCTCTCCCGGATCGATATCCGTTGAATGCCCTGGCATGCTGACACCAGGATGAATAAATTCATCAGAGAGCCCACAGTATTCTCCCGTGGCTGCATCATAGTAAAAGCAGGTGACATTCCCCGGCTCGATAGCCAGTCCATTTTCGTCAAAAACAGGTTTCATTATTTTGCCCTCACCAGACAGTTAAATGCGATTGAACGTGGTGCGGTTTCACCGGCTCCACCGCTCTGCTGTTTTGTAGATATTTTGGGGGTGGCCACATCGTTTTCTACCGCAACCCAGGTTGAAGACACATCGTCCACGCCAACAGCCATCCTTCCTGTCGGTAGAACGTGCGTGTGTGTAATAAGGCGTGAATCCGCCCACGCCAGTAATGGCTGTACCGGGTTAACCCCACGACCATCATCAAAAATACGAATAAACTCTCCCCGCATTTCTGGAATAACCAGGCCGGGCCACACCAGCGCCAGTTTTGGGTACGTGGCGGCAGAGAATGAGGCGCCATTGGGTTTCAGAAACACCATATCCGACCATTCCGGCATGACCGTATTTGGCATTGCAGCCAATGGCCAGTAAAACGGGATTCCAATAGGGGGAGCACCCGCTCCCAAACCAAGGTTTGAGAGAGCCTCTGCAACTGCCCCATCAGCTTTAATATCGGCAAACGGGTGAGCGCGGCTTAACAGTAGTACCTTCATGGCTGTCAGTAACTGGTTATGTTTTGATTTATCCAGATCAACGCCAGTTGCTTCTACAACTCCCGCCAGTTCTTCCTGCAACATATCAAAATAATCGTTATCAAGATCTGTGGCCGGGGTTCCTGTCTGGGGGTTACCTGCAGTAAAGCCGTTCTTGCCCGCGCCGAATTTATCTTTCTGCGCAGTAGGTGTGTCAATGCGATGCATAATGTCTCCGGTTACGGATATTTGAATATTACGTAGGTATGGGACGGACAAAGTTTATTGATAACGCACTCGGCAACAGTATCGCCCCAGTAACGAATGGGCGTTTCGCAATTGTCTGAGCAGGTCATCCAGGTGGCGTCCGTTGAAGCAGGCATATTTACCTGCCAGTAATAACGCCATTCAGTTGAATAGGTCGCATCCATACACGACGACGTACATTTGAAAGGTCCCTTGTTATAGCGCGTGATAGTGGCGCCGGGCTTCCCCAGAGCGGCCAGTTGACGAAGATAGAAATCTTCGTTGATTCCTCCGGTAAGATTAACTTTTGCGTCCAGCCGTTGCTGTCGCTGCCGTAACGTCTGTGTGCCTGATGGTATGCATTCATCAGGCAGACCGCAGCACCGCTCCCATCGGCCAATAAGTTCTGCTGTGGTACGCGGATCAAACTCCTGCATGAGTTCATCAGCACGCTGATGCACCCTGAGCAAAGAAGGCGCTACGCCACTTATCGCAACATCGTCAACTGACCATGCAGGTCCGGGTGGAAGCAGCGCACTCAGTAACTGGACATAATCATCATTACTCACGCCCACGTTATTACCCCCAGTACAGCCAGTTCATTTTTTGCAACTGGCGTATCAACTGTTGGAGAAAGTAGCTTATGGCTGTACTCACCGGCGGCTATAGAAATTGCCTCGTTTGTACGGGACAGCTCAAGCGTCCCTTCCGGATAGCCGTCACGCAGCAGGAATGAACGAAGCTCGGCCTCTACTGCGGCGCGTATTTCAGGAGTATCCGGGTTCAGGTCAATGGTGTAGTTGACCGTTTTTGGCGTCCCCTTAAATACATAGAGGTCTGAACCCGCTACGGGTGCCAACGGTTCAATATGTGCCTGAGCCGCAGCAACTGTTGCATCATCAAGAATCGGGTTAATCAGGTCGCTACTGGCAATCATAACGCCAACCGTTCCCGTCCCCATCCAGTGCCGGTATGTCCACGCGCGTGTTACGCCAGGCACTTCTTTTGCCCAGACAACATAATCACCGTCAGCGCCGCCTTGCGGGGTCCAGTAGTAACGTTCCAGAACCCGTGCCCGCCAGACCTCAAGGTCTTCAATATCAAAACCGCCAGCGATCGTATCGGCCATGCCGCCGGAAGGAAGTCCGTTAACCGGCGTAACCAGTGAGAGCGCCTCACCATCATCCATATTTCCGGTTATACCTGTCATGCTGCAGACAACGGGTACACGAAGCACGCCACCGGCACTTGTTGCGTCTGCCTGAACGATGTACCGGACGAGATCGTCACGCTGAATTACCGAGCCGGCGCTCACCTTCACCCCGTTCGTTACGCCATCCCAGCGCATAAAACCTGATGCGGCCACGGCCTCTTTTCTCGGGCAGCGTTTCATCGCTGCATGCCGATAAAGCCATGACTCATCGCAAAGATCAGGCAGCATATTCATCGCCAGATAATCGATATAGCCATAAACCGTATGCAGCGCCCCGGCATAAACCCTGGCCCTGACATCTTCATCCATGCGGCGAAGCTCATCATTGATGTCAAGGCGTGCAAAAAGGTCTGTGCGGATCATGCTGATGTTTTCGGCCAATGTTGGCCGCTGAAATTCACTGTCCGCCATTGGTGATCACACTCCACAGATCGTTAAAAGAAATCGTTACCGGACCATCCCGGCGCCAGAGGACGATCGTATTCCCCAGCTCATTAATACCGGTTCGCTGGATATCAATGTCGATACGAGATACCACACCGTCATCCAGCATCCATTGAAGAGCTTCACGCAGATAGTTGCGCACGGTATTCACCAGGGCGTTCGTGAGCTTGCTCCGCTGGAGTAGCCACAATTTCGAACCATAACGGTCGTTCGCGACAACCGGCCAGGTATCGCCCCACCACCCCATCGGAACATCAGCGTTATCATCAGGATCGGCGCGGCGGTGGGTGAATAAAGAAATCACTACAGCGCGGGTGAGCGGATCAAGCTGAGAACCGGCGCTTACCCGTTTCCCATTTACCGTAAGCCAAAGTTCCATCACACCCCCATTTGTTTATCAGGTGTATCGGTGTTATTGCCCTGCCCGTTTTCTCTGTGTTTATGCCCGTTATAAGCAACACGCATCGCCGACATTGTCTGGCCAGAAGTATCACAGAGGTCTTTTATCTGGCCCGTTGACTCAATATCCATTTCAAAGCGGGCTTTAGGCGCGTTTTTAAACGTAATCACCTTGCCACCACCATCAACAACAATCCCGGCGCGTGTCAGCGTGACTGACTGCCCCTGGTCATCGTAGAGAGCAACCTCCCCCGTTTTGAGCCCCTTCATGCGATAGCGACGATCAGACACGGTGATCGCAACGGCGTGAGAACGGTCACCATCAGGAAACAAAACAACAGCCTCAGCCCCCGCTTGTGCACGAGAAGTGAAGCCATAGGGTTCAAGGTGCTCAATACCCGCCTTTTGCTGCCCAGCCAGTAACTCAGCATCTATCATCTGGCACTTAGAAGCCGCGTTGATACTCTTCACCACAGCGCGGCCAATGAGTCCTAACAGTTGCCTTTGCAGACTTTGCATCACGCTCATCAGAACGGGTCCTCTTTGACTTTCCGTTTTTTGCCACGCTTCTTGCTGTCATTTTCAGGTTCTGGCAGATAGGCATCCGGCGGCCCGACACGTAGTTCGGTTATTGTGCCGTTGTTGTCTTTAGTGAATGACACTTCAGAAATGAGCAGCTCGCGGTTATTGAAGCCACAAATGGGGTCACAGACGATAACGCGCTGGTTTGGTTGCCACAGTGAACCGTCACCCTGCCGCCAGCCCCACACTGTGTACGTGGTTTCATCGGTACGTGCAGCTCGCTGGCGCGCCTCGAATTCAGCACGCGCAATACAACTGGCTCCTGTTGACTGCCCCGTCTGCTGTACTGCCATGGGACGATAGCGGCCAATTGATGCGTCTGTTGTTTTTGCGCGAAGCGCCGTTGTTGTCGCAGCCCCAAAATCATCATCGTTTCCGGCACGCTGCCCCGATACCTGGTAGGTTGAAAAACGTTCACGAATGCTTTTCTCGGTATCGCAGGAAATAACGTTTTTACCCAGCACCAGAGCTGTATGAGCCCGCGTGCTACCAATACCGCCGATAACAAGTCTGCCTAGAGGGTCGTCGTAGGCCAGCGCCTGCTGTTGTCCAAGCATCTTGTTGAGGACTTCGATGACCGTTTCACCGTGATCGGGTTGTACACCGGGAATGGCGCCACCCGGTGCACCAGCGTTTACAACCGCTATACCGAAAGGTCTGGCGAGCGCCGATGCTACCTGAACGAGGGATTGTCCATTGAACTGAGTCGGCTCAGCGGAACAATCAATCAGATCGGCGGTAAGGCTGCGCCCGCTAATTCCGACGCTAATTGAATGCGCATCGTAGCGGACCGGTGTAGCTTCAATCCAACCGGTAACCACCAGATCATCACCAATGAGCACCTCTACTTTGTCGCCGTTTTTAACGCGAGGCTGAAGCGATGCAACACCATCTCCACCGGGCCATTGCCGGGTGATCTCCACGCTGAAATCACGCGCCAGCCTCTCTATCCCCGCACCAATTCGAATTGACGTCCAGCCGCCCCATTCACGTCCGTTAACCCTCAGCGTTACGTTATCGTTCATCGTACAGGAACCCTCAGTGGAGATACCGGCACAAAGCCTGGGTGAGCCACAGCATTACGCCTGACAATGTCAGACTCCCGTGCAGCGTTATCGAACCAGGTCGCTGCCAGAACCAGTGCCGGAGTTACCTCATCAGGCGTCCTGATAACTGTCTTTTGGGTCTGCACAAGGCGGTGTTTTATGTCGTTGTTAAGGTCAGACTTCACCCGGCGCAAAGCCAGAAACAAACGGTCATCGGTAGTACGTGATAGCTCTTTATCAATAGCGGTATTCAGCGTGTCGCGGATATCAACGAGGTCATCCCACGTCGGCACATCAACCACTACCGTTTCATCTGGTACATTATTCAACTCAGGATGAGTCACAGAAGGCCAGCCAGTGGGCTGCAGGCTTTGTTCGCCTGTCGTGATAACTGGCGCGGGTAACGTCGTGACAGCATAAGCCGCTTCGCTTATTGCTGTTGTGCGAATCGCACTGGCAACATAATTACTTTGCTGCTTCTGGTTCTGCGTCGTCCTGCTGTCCGTTTTCCATACTCCACGCGGAGCCAGATCGCTGCCCAGGGATATGCCGGAGAAATTTTTAATCATTGTGTACAGGTCGCTGGCATTACCAGCGAGCCGGTTCCCCGAACGCCACATTGTCTGCAACTGGTCAACAAAGCCTTTACCTGAAGATGGCGGCGGGAGCAGAACAGAAATATCACCCTGCATTAGCCGTGCGGCGGCGGAAATACCGGAATCCACCATCGCCATTTTGTCAGAGACATAGCCCAGCATGCTGGTCGCATCGTCAATCACGCCGTTCTGGACGAAATCAGGCATTCCGTCCATGCCAAACTGGTCGAAGTTATCACTGATGCAGTCATCAAGAGCAGAGCAGGAGGAAACCAGCGTGTTCGCTGTTGCTGCACCAGCAGTTGGATATTCAAGTTCACCCGCTTCAACGAACTGCAGATCAAAGCGCACCATCCGCCCTTCACTACGGGTCGTGCTAACACGGATCTCACCATCAACACAGACGTTAAGCTCACCATATGTTGGATGCACCAGAGTGCCTGGTCCTGGTTTATTCAGTGCTTCTATCAGCCTGTCTCGCTGGTCAAAACAATCATCACCGATAACATAGGCTGTGATATTCGGGCGAAAAGTAACCCTGCCCAAATCTTCAGTATATGGTTTGTCTCTGTTCGGGTATTCGTGCGTTTCGACACGACGACCTACCGGAGCCCCCTCGTCTTCCGTCTTAAATGTAACCCCGCGAAATGATGCTTCCACCAGCCGATCTTTCCACGCCATAAATACTCCGGACATAAAAAACCCGCCGAAGCGGGTTATATTGAACATGACTGATGAGTTAACTGCCTCTGCTAAAACGACTGTATCCCACATCGTAAGAAAGCCACGGTGTCGCGCTTCCGGCAGGTGTCGCAACGCGCATTCCTGGCGGCGCATTATCGAAAGACACGTTAAGCTCGCTACGCTGCGTCTGTGGGGATAGTGCCCGATCCATAGCGGCGCCGGGTCTCAGCAGTGGAACTACAGGTTGATAGCTATCCCTTGTAGTCTGACCCGCAAACATTTCTCTTTGCTGCCTGTTGTTATACCAGCCGCCTGAATTCCAGCGGTTCTTCAGGGAATCCCAGAATGAGTCGGTATGATCGGCCTCTTTTGCCGCATCGGCGATTTCCTTGAGTTGCTCAAACATATAAATGGCAACCGCAATCTGAACTGTCGTGGTACCCAGCATGGCGATTTTCCCAAGAACGCCTGATAACTGGCTCGCAAGAGCAAAGGCTGTACGCAGTGAACCGATGGTTTTCACTGTAAATGCACCGGTCATGTACATCCCAACACCACCCAGTATGGTTTCCCATCCCCCCATTGCCTGCGCAACATTATCCACCTCCTGCCAGACATCTTTAATAACTGGCGCAACATCATCCCAGTTATTAATGATTAGCATAGCTCCCGCTGCCAGTGCAGCAATCGCCAGTTTCGCAGGTGAAAGATTGATAACGCTATTGAGTATCCGGAAGGCGCGTGAAAGAACGCCAACAGCACTACCGGCCACCAGGAGTGCTGCCCCGAGTTTAGCGACTGACTTCACCATCTCTGGATTTTCTCTGACCAGGTCGCGGACATGCTCCAGCCATAGCATCACGGCTTCTGCCGCTTCATTGATAACCGGAAGGAAGGTATCCCCCAGCGTGACAGAAATGGCGTTAACACTGTTTCTCAGCAGGGTTAACTGGTTTTCCGTGGTAGCCGCACGAGAAGCATATTCCTTTTGCATCGAGCCGCCGTACTGCTGGGCGTCTGCCACTCGCTCAAAGTTGATACGCAACAGGTCCATATTGGTGAGAAGTGGTGCTATCGCACCAGCAGACTCACTGCCAAACAACATATTCATCGCCGCAGCCTGCTTTTCTTTCGGGATTTTTGATATCCCGTCAAGCACCTTCAGCATCGTGCCTTTCGAATCTTTCTGCATATCTGCAGCCAGCTTTTTCGGGTTAATCTTCAGGGCGGCGAGAACCGTTCTCTGCGCTTTGGTTGCTGCGCCACCTGAAGTTAAGGCTTTCATGAAGTTTTTAATGCCTGTTGCAGCAATTTCAGGCTCCACACCCATGCCGGCAATCGTTGCCCCCAGCGCCGCAATCTCACCCGAAGCAACCCCGGCAATCTCGCCAAGCGGCCCGATTCGGGTCACAATCTCTGATATTTTTCCGGCATTCGCTGGCCCGGTATTCCCCAGATAGTTAATTTTATCAGCCAGAACCACCACATCATCCTGGGTCAGTCTGAACGCAGTTCGCCACTGTGCCATCATCTGACCAGACTCTTCGGCGGTGGTGTCAAACGCCACTCCCATTTTTACCGCGTCGCTGGCAAACTGCATCAGATCGCTTCGTGCGATGCCAGCCTGACCGCCTGCTGCGACGATCTCTGCAATACCCTCAGCAGCCATCGGTAACTGGGTGGAGAGTGTCAGGATATCGTCGCTCATCGCTGCAAAGGCATTCCTGTCGTCCAGACCATCAACAACCTTACGGATGTCGGCCATTTTCGACTCAAATCCCATTGCCGCATTAACAGGCATAGCCAGTGCGCCGAGAATGGCCGCCCCGGCGGCAGTAGCGCCCACTGACAGCCCGGCAATTTCCTTCTGAAATCCCTTTAACTTTTTCTGCATCCCTTTCATTGGCCCTGACAACCGGTCAACGGCGGTAATAATCGCTTTTAGTTGAAAGTCATCAGCCATGTTTTATTTCCTCGTTAATGCGAACGGCCTCGCGCTCCAGCGTCAGGAACTCAGAAATCGCCGTCCGCCGGAGATCAAGAGGATTTATTCGCCAGAAGTAAGCGGTGTTGTAGAAGCGTTGTCGGAGGTTTGCTCCGTCCCCGACCGGGTAAAAAAATTCAGGATCAACATGCAGGCTTTAAAAATATCCAGCTTAGCCATCTGCGCTGCCGAAGAGCGAGGGATGTCAGCAAGTACAGGGATGTACTTTAGCGAAACGGCACTGTCCAGCCTGACGCCTCCATCCGCAGACACTGTAAACGGGAATCCCACAGCCTCAATTTCGTCATACGTGGGTTCCCGTAACTCCAGCACGTGGATTTCTTCACCGTGCGCACGAACCGGTTTGCTGAGTTTAAGCTCTTTCATTACTGGTAATCCCCTTCTTCACCGTGGAATTCAAGATCAGCCGTACCTTCTTCGGCGTTGTGGTTTGCCTCACCGTGCAGCCAGGCAGACGACAAGACATAAACCTGACCGTTTGCCAGTTCGGCTGTAATGGTCATCTGGTCTGAGGTCGTGACCTTGTTGACCGGAAAATCTTTCGGCACTTTGAAGGTGCCTTTGATATAGGGCGCGCGGTGCGTTTCTTTACGATCCACCGAGCCATCAAGGCCAATGACATCATCATTGACCTTGGTATTCATCGGTACCTCAATACCGCCGGTCATGGATAATTGCTGACCATCAATTTTGAAATAACAGGTACCTGCAATGCGCGCCATTATGCGGACTCCTCTTGATACTGAAGGCGGAACTGGTTAACGACCGCAAACACTCGCAGCTGGTTAACATAGTCAGGCGGGAACAGAGTGTTGAGCCGGTTCGGGTCAGTCGCGTCACGCTCAACAATGAGGTATTGCTTGAACAGGTCGTAATTTTCTACGATCCCGGCACGCTCCATCTGTCGGTAAGTCGCCAGCAGTTCCCCTTTGATAACAGCCGGGGTAACAATCGCCTGACCAGGACCGAAGCGCGTACCGTCGTTCGCCAGTTTATGACGGCCATATTTGCTGGTAATAACCGATTTCAGCCTGCGCAGGACATAAGCGCTGGTATGCAGCGTCTCGCTGTCGAGATAGCTGTTATCGGCAACACCATAGGCGTTTTTCTTGTACGTTGTAACGTCGCGCTGAATGCGCAGCGTGCCGCTTTCAACGTATGACGTTGCAATCCCATGCGACAGCAGAGACTGCTGTTCGGTCATCGTGAAGCGCTTCCCTTTTGGTGCCGGTAGCATATCCACGAGTTCACCTGTCTGGGTTGGACGCGCCGGATCGTTACGGATAAAGACCGCATTACGTGCGGTGCGACTGGCTGCCAGTTCATCTGCCGGAGTCTGAGTTTCTTTCTCGTACCCGGCCAGGGTGATGTGCTGTTGGTTAAACTGATCGCCTGCGGCAACCAGATCAGAAAGCGTTCCGAGTTTTGCGGTGTAAACGTGGCCATAAAGCTGGCGCGCATAGCTCCAGCGACCGCTGGTATCGTTCATTTCGCTGACAAATGCATTCACCGAAGCCAAATCGCTGAACGGATGACCAATATAATCAAACGGCTCATCGGCCATGGCGGCAATAGCACCGTTGAGTACCGGAGCCCCCGTTCCGGCAGTGCCTGCGGCGACGGCTACAGCTATGCCTGCGGGCAAAACCTCCCCGCCACCGTAACCGTAATAATTCAGAACCACGGGGATGTCATTCCCGCTCAGCCCTTTATGACGCGCTGTCAGAGTGACCACGCCAGCAGCAGACGAAGCGATAACCGGCAACATAGGATCAGCATTGATTGCATCTTTGATGCTTGATGCCACAGCCTCAACATCATCACCGCTTACAACTGCTACCTGAATACGAGTACGCCCGACATAAACATTCACCGTGCCGCTCTCAGTTGCTGCGCCAGTTACGGTCAGGGTATACGTGGCCGCCACTCCTGCCGCTGGCTCAGGGACAGCAATGATGTAAAGCTCACCAAAAGGATCTGTTTTACGATACGCAGCAACCATGCGTGCAAGCTGACTACCGGGACCACAAACCTGTTTCGCATAATCAGCAGATGGCATCAGTACCAGCGAATCAGGCTCAATTGCCGCACCGGTGTTTGCGTGACCCAGCAGCAACGACGGCGCTGACTCCTGACTTGTATTTGCCGCCGAATTATCCATCTCAGCATAAAACAGTGGCACCAGCGTATTTGCCGGGATAGTGCTGAAACTAACGGTCATTGGTTTCCACCTTTTTCTGTTTAACTTTGTTCACGCGCCTGATATCGCCAGCGGCTTCCCGGCGCAGCCAGTAACTGCTTTCTTCAACATTTCGCCCTTCAACAGGCAAAAGGTCGCCTCGGGCAGGGTCAGGTACTGACCGCCCGTTTTTGGGTTTTACAAACATGGGTTTCCTCAGGAGGGAAGAGTTATCTCTGTGTGATGCTCGGGCTCCCCATCGGGGCCATGTCCCGGATCGATAAAATCAACATCAATCGCCAGCGTTTTAAAATCATCCAGATCGTTCAGTTCATCCTGCTGGCGGGTGTCATCTTCTGACAGCTCATTCAATACAGTGAAGTCGAACTGGTAGCTCAGTTCATGCCGGTTCACATCAAGCAACGTACCACCTGCATAGGTGATCGGGTTTCCGCGCTCTTCAGGATTCCAGCCCAGGAGCGCTTTAAACAGTGACTGTCGCACATCGTGAACAACATCATATGAGGCAAACTGACCGCGTTCATCCCGGCCATTGCTGACAAACACAATGACGGCAAACCCTTCGGTTAAATCCTGCCAGTAGTCAGTCTGGCTCTTCTGTTCCCCTGGCGAATCATCGCCGGGAACAACATAAGCCGCCGGCAGTTTCATCTTTCCGACTTCCGGCAAGTCCTTAAACTGCGCAGCACCTGCTACACGATTCTGGAATTCCGGGCAACGCGCCCGTAGTGCTGCAATAATCGGGGCCAGTTTCATCAGCGTCGCCTCTCCGGTTTGAGTGATAGCCTCAGTTCACGCGTCAGGTAGTAACGCGTCCACGGGTTGTTTTTGTTGAGTGTCTCAACCATGAAATTATTACGCGGGGCCAGACGCCAGCCGCTACCACCAGAAGCACCACGGTGATGACTGCGCCGACGTTTTGCGCCACCGCGCACACCGTAGAAGAGAAATGCCGGGTAAAAATCGCCAGTGATGAGCCGGTTACCCTGCCCGTTCCTCTGGTTCGGTGCAATACGTGTCATAAACCCCGGTCGCCGCCCACTTGCTTTTGGCACCATGTAGCCAATTGATTTTGCCAGGCGGCCTGTCTGATATCCGGGATTTTCCCCCGGCTCAGAACGTCCGCGGCGCATCACCAGACGGCGTGCGTCGCGCATATGGCGCTGGCCGATGGTGACAAAGGCACGCCGGACACGCGCGCGGTTGAAGCGCATTTCGTTCGGCTGCTGAAAATCAACGTGTAAAAAGGGTTCCGCCATTGGAATTACCTCCAGTATTTACCGGGAACTCACCCAACTCAGTGCATTCCAGAAGCAAATATCGCCGCTTGCTGTTCAGGTCACGCACTCGCTTAACCCGGTACACGAGGTCATTCAGCACTACTTCAAAATCAGTAGTGATCCCCCTGCGCCAGCGAATGGTGATGTAATGCGTAATAACGTTTTCGGTCTGGGCCGTCTCCTGGTAAGTAGTGGCGCTGGTTTGCACTACCTTTGCCCAGGCAGGAAACTGGACCGGATAGATTGGCTCAGTCCCCATATCATCGCTCGGGGAATCGACACGTTGTCGGATACTAACTCGTTTATCGAGTTCGCCAGGGTCAGGAAGCAAATAAGTAGCGCTGGTCTGTGTTTGACGTAGTTTCATTGCGGATAAAACCTGTATGGAGTGGCGATCCATTTGTATGCGAGCGGCGTATCCAGCATTTCTACCTCAGACACAGCGGAGCGATTCTCATAAAAATGTGTCACCAACATAAGCATCGCAAGGCGGAGATCGTCAGGAACGACAAGACCATCCTTGTCTGTCTCAGGGATGCTTTCCCCTTTGTTATAAAGCTGCCGATTAAGAAAGGTTCTCGTTCTAGCTTCTGCCGCCGCCCCCAGAGCACTAAGCAGCGTATCTTCTGAAGTATCATCTTCTTCAAGCTTGAGTTGACGCTTTATTTCTTCAGTGGACAAAATCATAGGCTCACCTGTAAAAAACCCGCCGAAGCGGGTTATTTTTTGGCGTTTTTATCTGTTTTTTCTGGCGCTGGATGTTCCGGATGTTCCGTGACAATCTCCTGTTCAATCTCGGTATCAACACCAAGAATCCCAAGTTGAGCAGCAATTTCAATTGCACGGGCAGGTAACTCTTCGTATTCACCGGCAGGGATTGTTTCTACATGGCAGCCATCGGGAGACCACTTAAGGCTTTGTTTCAATACAGGCATGCTTCACCTCAAAAAATCGGGGCCGAAGCCCCAGATAATTAAGCGCCAGTGCCGATCTGCAGCAGTTTAATGGCCTGAGAATCCACCAGCATTCCTCCGGTGCGTTTGGTGGTGTAGAAACCAACGAATGGTTTTTTGGTGTAGGGGTCACGAAGAATACGGGTGCCGATGCGGTCAACAATGGTGTAACCACGCTTGAAATTGCCAAATGCAATTGCTTTAGCGTCAGCAGCGATATCCGGCATCTGTTCGTTCTCTGCCACACCATAACCAACCAGAGATGAAGGCTGACCCAGTTCCAGGCCTGGACGCCACAGGTAGTTGCCTTCTGAATCTTTCAGGATTCGGATAGCAAACAGGCTGTTGTTGTTCATCATGAACTTCGCGCCATTGCGATGCACTTTACGCAGCGTGTAGACCAGTTTGATGATCGCATCAGCCGTTACACCCGCCGCAGCGCCAGAGAGAATGTGCTGGAGAGTACCAAATGCACGAGTCTTGTCCGGATCAAGCGTGGAGGCGTATGCCAGAAAACCTTTCGGCTTCTTCGTCCCGTTCCCGCTGGTAAAGGCGATTTCTTCCTGCTCTGCAAATTCAATGGCCAGTTCGCTGTTGATCCAGTCTTCGACGTTGAAAAAGGCATCATCCAGCATGGTTTGAGTCGCCTGCGGGTTACCGTAAATTTCCCCCATGAACGGCTCAATCTGACCGAGCTTAGACGCATCGGTTTCCGGGCGGGCATCCGTTTCACCAACCCATCCCGAAGCCGTACCGCCGAGATTAACCAGTTTTTTATAGTTAGCGCCGCCGACTGTAATGGTTGTCGCTTCCTGGCGCATCACCACTTCATCTTTCAGAAGATTAAGGATCGTGCGATCCAGCTCTTCCGGCACAGCATAACCACCATCTTCATCTACACCAACCTGCAGAGCTTTGCGTTCAAGTTCGCGGAGCCCGTCATCTTTACCTTTACGCATAAAACCAATGAAGGCGGTTTTATGTTCGCTTGCGGCTTTGCTCTGAGAACCACCGGCTGGACGTTTAACCTGCTTCAGTTCCTCTTCCAGCGCAGATTTAAGTTCATCCAGTTCAGACAACTTGCCGTTTAAGGTTTCAACCTCCCCCGCCAGCTTGCCCTTTTCCTGTTCAACTGCTTCCAGGCGCTTATCGTTCTTTTCTTTGAACGCATCAAACTTCGCCTGCAGTTCCTGCGCGACCTGCTCTACGTCTTTAACGTCAACTGACATAATTAACTCCTGATTAAAATTTGATGTTTTTCAGTGCATCCAGTGCGGTACTCACTTCATCAACATCACGCTGTGAAAGTGAGCTATAACCCCCGGCCATGAATGCTTTAGCCTGGGTGCGTGAGAGCCCAACATCGCGCAGGACTCGTTCAATACTTTTTTGAGAAGGGATTTCTCCGCGTGAAAATGCGCTTTTGACATCACTTACACGCGCTTCATCGTTCGACGGAAACGTGACGAGACTGACTTCCCACAGGTCGATCTCTTTGAGAAGGAACACGCCCTTAACGCGGTCGTACTCCCAGTCTTTCAGCATGTAACCAATAGAAAGACCGGTTAAAGAACCGGCCTTCATGTGGGCGTGTGCGCGTTTCGAAAGGGGATCGTCATCAATGAGTAACCGGCCTTTAACATAAAGGCCAACCTCATCCTCTTTCATCTCCGTGTAAATACCGATAGGTTCATCCATACGGTGCTGCCAGAGTAATGCAGGGAGAGCATTCTTTTCTTTCCATGCCTGAAGGGAGGCCGAAAAAGCGCCTGGCACGACAACATCATCGTAGCTGTCCTTTACGCCAAAAACAGAGCCATAACCTTCAAACTCCCCGCTGTCGCTGACAGACTTTAGCTGTAGCGGAATATCCAGCCGCTGTTTAGTCATCGGCATTATGTTGTTCCTCAGTTATTTTGTTCTTGCTGCTGTCTGACGGCTTCGTCGTCATGTTCATTGGCGTAAGGTAAATATCTCCGCCTGCGCGTGGGTTAAGTTCTTCGAGTTCCCGGCAGTCATTTGGTGAGTAAATACCCCAGTTAATGCCTGTTGAATACGCCTCAAATCGCGACTTCATATCCCCGCGCAGCAATGCGCCGGCATTGAATTTTGCGTAGTACACACCCTGCTTTGATTCCTTCACCAGCCCAATGTTGATTCTCTGCTCAATGCGGGTCATATACGGAACGAGTGAATAATTGATAAACCCCATGCCGAGGTTTTCAATATTGTTGAACGTCGAGCGGTCAGTGTTCTGCACCATGTGCATCGGCACCCGGAACAGGCGGCATATTTCCTCCAGCTGGAATTTCCTGGTCTCAAGAAACTGACTGTCTTCCGCATTGAGCGCCATCGATTTCCAGTCGAGACCCATTTCGAGAATCATTGGTCGGTGAGCGTTACCCAGCCCCTGGTGCTTTTCTTCAAAATCAGCCTTCAGACGGGCATAAGCAGCATCACTTAATTCACTATCAGTACGTAGCACCCCAGATGTCACGGCACCATTGCTGAACAACCTTGCACCATGTTCCTCCGTTGCCATTCCCAGAGATATTGCTTCTCTTGCATAGGCTATAGGGTTCAGTCCTACCAGCCCGTCAAAGGTAAGCGTCCTGACATGCCAGATATCATCCTGCCCAAGCACATCTGTTGAGCCATCGGGGAATGTTACCTGGTAAACCGGCTGCCACTGGCTGTTAAGCTTCGGTTCAACACACCCAGGATCAATAGGAAGGAGCTCGACCACTTCGCCAAGTGCTTTTACTTTGTAGGCGTAAAAATTACCGCGAAGACAAAGACAGACAATGACCAACTCCCAGAACTCCTGGGGGGTCATGTAATCATTTGGCTTCATCGTCAGTAATTTATGCAGCCTTTCGGAAGTCGCTTTTTGTTTGCTGTTTCCGGTTATTTTGTACAGGTTACAGGGCAGCATGCCCATCGACTCAGCAAGAACCCGGATACAACCGAAAACCGCAGTTAGCCGCATAGCTCGCTGGCTGCTTACTCGTTTCCCTGTATAAGTGTCATATGACAGCCCTACCTCCTGCGCCAGATCGGCCGCGGTGTATACTGGCTGACTGCTTTTGGAAAACATACCGGGGAAGAACATCAGTCACCTCCCGTTTGTTTCTCTGATGTGGAGGATATAAATTTTGCCACCATCCATGACCAGGTCAGACACAGTAGACCTCCGGCAATATAGCCTGCAGGGGGATAAATCATCCACGCCCCAAATGAGAGCAACAGAGCCCCCAGCACTCCGACCAATGGAGTGAGTATTGTCAGGATCATAAACGCCTCGGTTTAAAGTGAACGAATGCCGCGGGATTCGATACGATCGGAGATAGAGTCCACTTTTTCATAAAGCATTGAACGTCCAATCGCCATAATCAGCGCAACCGCGCCGTCGATTTTGTTTTCGTTCTGCTCCTTAATGGGTTTTACAACGTCGTCATTACCCGGCAGATACTTCCCGACCACGTTGCTGATACACCAGCTCATGATCGGGTTGCCGTCGTGATGAAAACGCCCAGACTCAATGGCTGCTTCCAGCTCTTTCATTGGGTCTGACATATTGGTGTAGTTCTGAACGATAGTGATCGGATTAAGACTTTCATCAGCCAGATCATGTGAAAGCCCCGTCGCGCCGAATGGGTCAATCGGTGACTCACTGACCGGATTGAGTTTGTTTGCCGCTTTGGCCTCTTCAAGGATGTAGCGGTAATCCACTTCAGCGCCATCAGTAACTGTAAGCAGTTCCATTTCAACCCATTTCTGAAATCGCTCCGCAGTACGACGATCTTCGTTCTTTTCAACACTGAATACTGTGTCGTAGGGAACCCAGAAGCGGGGAGCAACGCTGTAGTAATGTGTCTTGCCGTCAATTTCCCTGGTGAACAACCGCGCCATACTGTTCATATCCAGCTTGCGCGCCAGGTCAAAAGCCAGAACACATGGTTGACCTTCGAACATTTCCAGGGTCAGGGTTTTATCTTCACAGTTCTGCCAGGATACCAGGTTGAAGAAAGCTGCTCGGGCAGCAACCCAGATATTGAGATGCTTGGTTTTGAACACGCCAGCCTGGCGAGCATTATTGATAGCACGCTGTTGCTGGCTTAACAGAAAGTCGCGGTAGACTGAGACACCCATATTCGGGTTGGCTTTCTCAAGCACCTTTGGATTAGTCCAGTCGTCACCTTCATCAACCGTATAGATCACGCCAAACAACTCGTCGTTGGGTACCGTGCCGTTTAGCATTTCAATCACTTCACGTCGTTTGTCGTAGCATGGACCTTCGATGTTGTAACCTGCTGTGGTGATCGCCCACATCAGCGGTTGTCGCCGCGCCCCCATACCCGTCAGCATTGTGGTGTAGAGCGAATCTGTTGGGTGTTCGTGATACTCGTCAACAATCGCACAGTGCGGTGAAGCGCCGTCCCCAGGGTTACCAATCAGCGGCTCAAAACGCGCGCCATCTTCTGGCCGGTTCAGGTTGGACGCATTAACTTCGATCCCGAACGCTTCCACCAGCAGCGGTGTGCGCTTACACATCAGACGAGCGGGCCTGAATACTTCCCACGCCTGCTTTTCAGTTGTGGCTCCGGAATATACTTCAGCGCCAAACTCGTTATCACAGGTAAAACAGTACAGCGCCACACCCGCCGAAATGGCCGATTTCCCGTTTTTACGCGGTATCTCCGTGTAAACCTCGCGAAATCGACGAAGCTTCGATCCTTTCTGGACCCAGCCAAAGGCGCAGCACACAATAAACAGCTGCCATGCCTCCAGGGTGATCGGCATCCGCTTGAATGCCCACTCTCCTTTTGTATGTGGCAACAACTGGATAAATTTCGCAGCCTTTTCTGCCATGTCTTTATCGAAGCGGTAACGAAATTTCTTACTCTTTTCAGCCGCCATGTCATCGATATGACGCTGGCAGGCCTGAATGACAAACTGGCACGCCGGAATTTTCCCCCGCACAACGTTGCGGGCGTATTGATTCGCGGCGTTTACGTTGGGGTACGATTTCCGGCTCATGAGTTGATCATCTTCAGGAATGGGTTAGAGGTTTTCTTCTGTCCGGCAAGGCCGATCAGTCGCTGACGACTACTGGGGTCAAGGCCAAGCATGGAGCCGGTAGAACTCATCTCCGATTCCTGCTCTTTCTTTGCGGTTAGCTCAGGGTTTTTTATCTTCCCCCCCATAGCACCAGTGATGGACAGCCCATCTCTGGCGATATTTTTAACCGCCCTGCGCCAGAACTCATAGGCAACACACCAGCGCTCAAGTACGGCAAGATCGGTAACACACAGTAATCCCTGACCACATAATTCTTTTGTGGTCAGTTCCCACATGACGGCCGCCATTGGCAGACCGTCATCCTCAGAAAACCAGTCAGGTGGTGCCACACCTTTAATCGGTGTGAATACAGGTTCCTCTTTATTCAGGGATCGTTTGCCGGGGTTCCCTGCCAGCTCCTTGCGCGCCGTTGGCTTGGGGCGACGCCCGGAACGCCCCGCCGTTCCAGCCATAAGCGACACTCCTGGTTAAATTTCATTTTTCGCGGGTATAAAAATACGAGGAGGCGGGCAGTCCGGAAGGCGCGCGGTCGCAGAGATTTGACCTCCCCCTCCCCTGGCTGATGATGACATCAATTCTCATTTGATCCGCTCACGCGCGGTCTTCGCGGCGTGACACGACCAGCAGAGGCTTTCAAGGTTGCTGTCTTCATCAGTACCGCCGTGGGCCTTCGCTTTGATGTGGTCCACACACGACGCCTGCTTCACGATCCCCTGCCGAAGATGGTTCTGACACAGCCCTTTGTCTCGCTTAAGTATCCGCTCCCGGATAACTTCCCACTTTGTTCCGTATCCACGCTGCTGTCGTGATTGACCTGGCTTATAGGACTTCCAGCCTTCACCTTTGTGATTTTCACAGTAGCCAGACGGGTCTGTTGTGGTGTTCCGACAGCCGCGAACGCGACAAGCCTTCGGTGTGCGCGGTGGCATATTCACTCCCCAAACGTATAGCATTATCGCAGGCACTCATTGAATGCCTGCTGTAATGTCGCGATCAGCCAATCAACAATTCTGGCTGCGTCACCTGCATGATGTGCTCATGCTCCAGTGCCAGGACGCGCTTTTCCTTCTTGCGTTCGTTCATTAAATGACTGCCGACCGTGCCTTTCAGCTTCGAGCGTGTTTCTTTGATGGCATAGCGGTGCTGGATTTCTTCGCCCATCGCCATGCGTCGGCTAAGTTGTTCGGACATCCAGTTGAATGCTGAGATATAACTCTCTTTGATTGCTGCAGCAGCTCTCCCAGTGAATCCCATCACAACCATGATCCAGCCATCTTTTGTCAGGCTGTACATCGGGCGAACCTTACCCTGCTCATCGATATAATCAGCCGACGCAAAATTGCGTTGGCCAAACTCACTCGAGCAATCGGACTTAACCTGCTCGATTTTCCTGAGCACATCGCCGTGTCGCTTGCCGAAGTACTTGGCAACTTTTCTGGAAGTGGTGACGACCTCTCCGTTTTTGGCTTGCACCATTTCGCGGAAGTCGAAGGCCGGAATAACTGACGGATTATTCATAGCGTTTTTACCTTTTAGAAAGATGAGCCTGTTCGCACAGAAAAGCCGCCCCGAGATGGTCGCCACCATATACGGCAGTTCTCAGGCTCAGCTTTCTGAAAGACTCGGGATTGTCATGCGCTGCGATGCGCGGTTTACTGCTGGTATAAAAAAGCCCCGCTATTGCGAGGCTATGGGGTTGTTATTTGACTCTCTCACCGAGTCGTAAATGCGTTCACACGTCATTCCGGCGCGGTAGCGTTCGTCAGCGATTCCAGCATAACGTTTAGCTTCTGCTGCAATATCTCCGAGCATGTCGGCGAGCATTCTGGCGTCGGCGTCGGTTGTTTTGCTTCTGACGGCAGCGGCAAGATTTGCGGTGTGCTTTGCGGCGTCCAGGCGGGCGGCAAGCTTTGTTGCTTCGGTGCGCAACTGGCTAACAGTGGCAGACAGGCCAGCAGCAGTGGCAGCAGATTTAGCGGCTTGTACTTGTGCATCTTTTACAGCCTCATCACGGGCAATAATGCGCCCTTGTTCAATCATGCGGGCTGCGGTCTGCGCGTTCGCTACCTGCGATGATTCCGCGCTGTCACGTTCCGCCCACTTCTTTTGCCAGCCCCGCTCACTCCAGACACTTCCGGCAATAAACGCACCAGCCAACAGCAGCAATACAATGATTGTTTTCCACCGCGCCTTAACAAAAGCAAAGACCGCTGTCATACCAGCAACGCCGCCCGCGCTTTGTTATAACGACTATTTCTGTCGGCCAGTCCATTCTGGCCACCGTTTATGATCTGCGTTACACGGACAACATCACCTGAATACATCAGGCAACCACGTAATGTGAAATACCATGCAGCAGAACGGGCTGCATGCTTCTCCTGTGTCAGCAACTCTGGTGTGCTGATCAGATCAAGCTTCAGCGCCGCGCCGCATTTGGCGTAGTTCTCGCGGCCGGTGATTTGAAGCAGGCCACGACCGCGATATTTCCAGCCATCACCCTGGCTGTTATTCCCCATGCGGTCACCGTAAACCAGATTGGCTATTTGTGGCTGGTGGGCCACCTGCTTACCATCGACATGCCCCAGCATTTCACACTGATACTGCGTAAGGCGTTTACCAAAGGTTTTCTTCAGCCCGTCTACCGAGTAGTTGAAGCTCTCCACCAGCGAGGTAAAGCCATTGGATTCATGCCCAACTTGTGCAATGAACATGGACTGATCATTAACCGCTGTAATTCCAAACTCTTTCATTGCCGCATCAATGTGCGGAAACCAGCGTGCAGAAAGCCCGGCGCTGATACCAGCCGCCTGCTGAAATTGTTGTTGGTTCATGTTGATCCCTTACTTGGCGTCGCCACCAAAGCGAACATTGAAAACGCGTGTGGCCACTGAGCGCACCTGCTCAACGCCAACGAAGCCCAGTGCACCACCAATAGCAATGGAAAGAGACTGTGGAAGGCTGAAATACTCAAGTGCGGAAACAGCCGTCAGCGTCATGGCGCCACACATCAACCCTTCCAGCACCATCTTTTTCCAGCCGCCGCCACCATATGCAATTCGCAGTACAGCCATCGCTACCGATAAAAGAACTGCGCCAATTGGCGTATCACCGCGCCACCAGCTATGAAGTAACTCAATTAACTCCGTCCAAGAGTGAGGGTCGTTATGCATTTTCATGGTCTCTCACCTCCGATAGTTCGGATGGCGCTGTGTGAGGAAAGGAGGATCAGTCTTCTGGGCTCTTATGCAAAGGTGAAAGTAAGGGTGATTCCCAGAGCCTGAAATAGAAAAGGCCGCCAAATGGCAGCCTATAGATTACGTCCCGCGTTTTACTAGAGGGTGAATTAAGCCTCCAGTTCATTTAAATAACGAGCACCCTTTGACGTGATTTCAATCGCTATCCACCCACCTTCATCAGACTTACTTTGCACAGCATTTACCAATCCCAAATCAGCAAGATCTGAAATGGCAAAATCTACCGTTATCGCAGGAATGTGAGGAAGATCAGAAGATTGAATTGTTTCACGTGGGCCAAGTGCAACTGCTCGACGCAGAATTTCAAAATGTGCAGGTGTGATTTTCATAGCACTGCCTCCGGTGGCTTGTTTTGACCAGAGGAATTATAACATATTGATTTTGACGTAGATTGAGTGTCAAAAGCGGTAAAGAAAACCCGCTCATCGGCGGGTTTATAAAACTTTGGCAACGTATCAAATATGCTTTAAATATGGCTTATTTTGTTGCATTTTGCAAGCGCGTTTGAAGGAGATAGTGAAATTTAGTTCACATTTCTGCCACTTTGAGGGTTTCTTCATCCTCATAATACTCAAGAGCCATGGCTAGCGCAGACTCATCAAGCTGGTTAAAAGTGGCCTTTAACCCTGCCCAGTGCCCTGAATAGACACGCAACCACGTAGAACGGTCAACGCTAACCATACGGGCCAGCGCCGCACCAGCGTAGTCTTTATAGGTTTCATTGTTTCGGGTTGCGGCAACTTCCTGCCCTGCAAGCCATACCAGGCCTATCAGTTTCTTTACTACGCGCTCCTGAAGCGAGTTTTCACCCAGGCATTTCTGATAAGTTTTCCAGACGTATTCACACATCATCACCTGGTGCTTATAGCTAAGGTCGAAACCGTAGCAGTACAGCAACCAGGCCTGCTGGTATCCACTAAGCGCGGACACTGCCCTACGCCACGGCGCGGACTCAAATTCAGCGTCTTTTATCGGCGGCATTGGCCTGCGGAGGCTGCGTGTTTCCAGCACATACAGTGGCGCGGAAAGCGAGTTAACAAAGCGTGGCCCCTTCTCTCCTTCGAGTTCGACGAGATGAATTCCACGGCGTGGGGTGGCATTTTTGTCTGCTGGTGGGTGTTCACTGAAAGCTTCAAGCTGCCCTTTCGTTCCCCCAGAAAGGTCAGGCAGCGCACGACGTAGTTCTATTCTGACAAAATTCAGGTCTTGTTGATTCATGCTTCTCAGCGCTCCATACACTTAAGCTGTCGCAATTACACCGATCGCCAGCACCCGATCCATAAAACGCAGTAGCAACTCAAGCTGCGTACCATGCTTCTGCTCGAATGCCGGTACATCGGCGTGTAACTCGTCGTGGCACTCTCTGCACAGAGGGATCACGAAGAGGTCATGGGCTTTTGTTGCTGTACCACCCATACCGTGCCCTACGATATGGTGCGGATCATCTGCTGGCCGTCGGCAACACTCACACGGTTGTGTTTTAACCCAGCGGGTATACGTCTCATTTACCCAGCGGCGACGTTTTGGCCTGAGCATGAAAGACTCTGGCGACTCCGGATCAACAGAGAGCGTGAGGATCTTCTTCGCCTTCTCCTGCACGAGGCTGGTTGCCGATACGGAAGGCACAATGTCGCTTTCCCTCATGACAGAGCTGATATTCTCATCCGGAAGGCGTAGCCCTTTGTGCGCAACGCTTTCCGGAATAACATCAGCCAGGTCGTTTCTGACCATCCACCAGCACAGTTCCGGTAGTGTCAGGATATGCGACTCGGGAAAACCAGAATCACGCCGAATGACTTCCAGAATCCAGGATACCAGGTTTCCTGCCGCTATATCTGCAAGCTGCTCGGTATGTTGCCCGGACAGGATGTGATCGCAATGCCAGCACAGGCGAATGCTTCCTGGCTCGTGCCGCATTGTTGTAAAGTTCTTGTCATGCCTCGATGAATGGGGCCACTGGCATTCAAACCGTGAACTCAGCCACTGCTCAAGGGAAGAAAGCCCACCGGCACGCTGTATAACCCGTTCATTCCCGAAGACCTGCCGCATTACCGGATCATCAGCCAGCGGCTGAATGACTCCGGGAACAGCCCCGGTACTGAATGACGCCATTTCTTCTGGTTCAGGCTCGAGCAGAACGCGACCTCGCATGAAGAGATGCATCAGTTCCGCGCCGGGACGAAACAACACAATCCCCATACGGGAGGCTATTTCAGGTGTGAGTAATGCCCTCAATTGTCGCCACCAGCCAGTTCTTTATCGTGGGTGAAGCTCCCGTTCCAGGTCACCTTCATCGGAAGCTTCCCTTTCAGATAGTTTTTGTAGATCCAGGTGGCCCCTTCCCGAAGCAGAACCGGCTGATAGGTGGTAAAGCTGACTGCTGAATTTGGAGAGACTTTGCTGCTTTTCTCGGTGAGGTATTTATCACGCGCGTATGACCGGACACGCCATTGTGCGCTGCGTCCTTCCGGATTGTCGTCATATAACCAGTTCATCGAAACAAGCCAGGCGCTAATTTTTGAGGTATTAACGCCATTCAGACGTTTACAGAACTGTACTGGGGAAAGCCCATCAGTGAAGAGGCTCTCGAGATGCTCGATATATTCGGCTTGCTGGTGGGTAAGCGCCTCAGCTTGCTGCTTTGCCTCCATGGCATCCGCCCACGCACGCGCCAGGGTTATTGGATCAGACATATTCGGCAGCATGACACCGTGGACCTCACGAAGATTGAAGTAATGATCTTCAAGCTGTTCAAAGAAGTCCCAGGCTAATTCGGTTTCAAGCATTTTTGCGTGGCGGGAGGCGCCGCGCTCAGTCCAAAGATAAAGGCTGCGAGCCTTTGATGATATTTGCACACTGCTGAAAGAGTTGCGCAAATTTTCGACTTCATCACCCTCAATTCGAAAGTAATGCTTACCCTCAACAAAACGCATTTTATTGCGGTTAAAGTTATTCGTGATGTTTTGCGCTGTTGTACCGTAGCCGCTTGCTAAAGATTCCGTAGTCACTACGCGCTGATTGCGATAAGTGATCACCGGCACCGATGAGTGATTAACGGAAATTACTGATGAAGTGCTATTTTTGGGCGTAGCGGTGCCCATAACATGATGATTGCTCATATTATCTCCATACTCTGATTGTTGCGAAGGGCCTGCACGCCCGTTTCGCTTGCACTTTCCGACATTACTGCCATATCGACCAATATTCAACCCACAGCTGGACATATAACCACCTCTTTTTTATATGCCGTTATGGTTATCTCAACTTTTCCCTTCGGTACTATTGGCCCCCATTCCACCAGCATGCGCTTAATCTGGCTGTCGTCTTCCCAGACACCCGCATGCGTCAGCGCGTCAAACAGAGCCTTGTTGTAATTATCGATATCCCGGCGGCGCGCATCCGGCGGGTACAGAGTGATTTCTACCGCTGCCAGTTCAGTCGATGGCTTCGGGAGACGTCGTAATTGCTCAATGATCGCCACGCAGGCAGCGCTCTGGTATTTACGGCCATCAACACTAATGAGGTGACGACCGGCCAGCGGCCCCTTGTTAGGGGCGCGCCAGTAAGTGTTCACGCTCGGAGGGAACGGGAGCACAAGTTTCATGCCACCTCCTGTTGTTGCATTGCACATAGTTCCGGAAGATTTGCCTCCACCAGCGCCCTAGCGAATGGTGGTGGTACCGCATTACCGCAGCGGGCTACCTGCTTATCTTTTGCATAGCGATTTCCACGGTAGTCCTGATCAATAACGTATCCATCCGGGAAGCCCTGCGCTTTGTAGAGTTCATGCGGCTGCAACATGCGCATTCCAATATCAACGATCTGGTATTTAACCCCATCGATCGTTACCAGCCATTCATCGTCACTTTCCCCGCAATACGTCTCGAGAAATGTGCGCACCTCACCCACGTGTTGGCCACCAGCGGTGATTGTTGGCATAGGCACATCAAGGCGTTGCCCGTCGCGGCATGTTCCACGCAGTTTCACCAGATGAGAGGCAACAACCGCATGATGATCGACAGTGGTCACTGAGTGCGCGGGTTCATCCATACTGACACCCGGCCCCGTATAGTTACCGCCGTAGTGTTTAGCCAGGAACGCACCTACCAGTTGAGATTTACCGCCACCGCCAGCGGTGATGGTTGCGCTCGGTTCGTCTGCCCGGTGGCCGACGCTGGCCCCAAACTGGCGGGCTATCACTGGCGCAACAAGACAGGCGCGGGATTGCTTCAGAATGGTATGAGCAGGTTTATCCAGCGGGCGCGGTTTAGCCTGGTATTCACTACCACCATTACCCGCCAGGAATGGCGTCAGTGCAGCCTCAACAATCCCGAGTGCATGCCCATTCCCACCTGGACGTTTTGATGTGCCAGCGGTTACCGTCGGGACAGGTTCGGTAACGGGCTGCCCGGTTGCGCCAGTGCGGAATTTTGTCAGATGTGGAACAGCTAACGCGTAACCGTGGGTTTTAGTAATAGTTTGCAAAGGCTCGTCCAGCTTCTGACCGCGGAAACAGTCGTAACTCGTTTTGGTGCTGGTGTGATTGCACTTCACGATAAACGGCGACGCACTTTCGATAACAAAGCGCTGTATACCGCGCGCGATCCGCTTCAGAGTGTTCTCCGCCAGCGGTTTTTTGCGGTCGAAGATGGACAGTGCTGGAACATTCCAGTCGATACATTCCGCAGCGGTACGCCATGGCATCAGCCTGCCGCTCTGTACCTCCAGAGACTTAGGATCCCCATGGGTAACAGCAGGCCACTGGATTGGGCAGCCATCGCAGCGCATAACCATAAAGAAGCGTTTGCGGATCGTCGGCGTACCGTAATCACACGCGCGCAGTTCACGATAATCGACATCATATCCAAGCCCATCCACCAGCTGTTGCGCCTGCTCGCTACCTCTTTCAATAGACAGAAACTCACAAACCTCTGACAGTGCCGGGTGATCAGCAGGAATGCCAGTGGACAACATGCCGACAAATGCATTGAATGTTTCGCCAGTACGGGCAGGATCCGGACGCATTTCATCGGCCAGCAGAGGTCCCCACGTTTTGAACTCTTCCACATTCTCCAGCATCATCACACGCGGTCGCTTTGCCAGTGCCCAACGCAGAACAATCCAAGCCAGACCGCGTATCTCTTTTTTCACAGGCTTTGCGCCTTTGGCCTTTGAGAAGTGTCGGCAGTCCGGGCTAAACCATGCCAGCCCAACAGGATTACCGCCGGTGGCGGCTAACGGATCCACGTCAAATACGGATTCACAGTAATGCAGTGTGTCAGGGTGGTTCGTCTTGTGCATCGCAATGGCGTTTTCGTCGTGGTTGATTGCAATATCCACGCTGCGCCCGATCGCCAGCTCAATACCCGTCGATGCGCCACCGCCACCAGCAAAGTTATCAACGATAATCTCACGCATGGGTTACCCCCTGCATGCTGCCAACAAGACCACGCGCAATTGTGATAATTTCGCTGGTGGCCGTTCGTTCCAGCCAGAGTTGATTGATGTTGGCTTTCAGCTTGTTCTGCTGAACCTCGCTTAATACATCAACGCCTTCCACCTGGTTAAACACCAGACCAACCTCGAGAGGCCAGATACGCGATTCGACTTCTGGTAATGTCAGCGGCGCAGTTGGCTGTGCTGTTTCTGCTTGCTGGGCCTTGCCAGCGGCAAATGTGACCAGCGACATAAATGCCTTCCCTTTTTCCTCCAGTTCGGTACGGTTGATGTAGCTGAAACGCTCGCCGCGCCAGGACTTATCGAAGATTGCAATGGCGCCAGCAAAGAAAGCACCGGTAGGCTTCTGCTTATCGTCAGCAGGAACAAACCACACTGGGAGATCGAACCCAATACGACCGCGGATAAACATGACGTGATCGGCGTCTTCCGGCCACCACGTTTCACTTGTCGCTGCTTTAATGAGGAACACGTAACGCCCACCCTTTTCACGCATCTCCATTGTGTGATCCATGATGTGGGTCATGCCGGTAATCGCCTGTTTCTCATGGTACTGGGAGCGGCTATAGGGTGGATTTCCGAATGCGGCACCGCCGATTGATTCCAGTATTTCCGCCCAATCCTGTGTCAGCGCGTTATCTTCGGCGGTGTACCATGCCGGGCACTTCGCGTTGTCGTCGTCAGCAAACAAATCCAGAACTAATGGACCAAATAGCGCGTTGATCCCCCAAAAAAGCAGATCCGGTGTCCGCCACTGATCGCCAACTTCTTTCAATTCGTGAGCTGGTTTGCTACGCAGTGCCGCCAGCGCCTGGCAATATTTATTGGTCATCATGAACGGAACCCCGAATTTTCTGGCAGTGAGTAATCAACACTCTGGAAGTTTGCGCGGCTGGCTGAGTTAGTCTCCCATTTGCCGTTAACGCGTTCAGGCCGGCCAGCACTGGACCATTTGGTCGCGCTTTGCAGGTAGCCAGGGAAGTTTTTTGGAATGAACAGAGTTGCCGGGCGGAGGTATTGCGCCTGCTCGCTATCACGCCAATCGGCATTTTTGTAATCCACTACCAGGCACAGGTCATCAACCGTGAATTGTTCCCGAAGACGGGCGCGAATATTCTCCAGCGACGTGCTGCATACCTGGTAGCGTGAGCCAGTAGTCTGGTTCAGGTAAGACAAAACCTGTCTGGCCTGATCAGTAATCACAACCTCAGGGTCTGGTTGCGCCGCAACCGAACAAAAGGGTTTTGAAGTTACTTGTGGATCTTGTTTTGATTTTACTGACGGATCCCCACCAGATTCTGACGGGTCAAAACCGCTGTTTTTGCCAGATTTCGACGGGTCAGTTTTTGAGGCGTCAAATTTTGATGCGTCAGATTTTGACGTGTCAGAATCTGACAGTTGAGAAAATGCGGCAGTCTGAAGTTTCGCCACATTCAGGCGGTACACGTTAGAAGCATTACGGTTACCATTACGGCGCTGTGTACGCGTGAGCCAGCCATCTTTTTCAAGCTTTGCGATTGCCGTTCTGATAGTGCTCGGGCCCGCGCCAAGCTGGCGAGCGATAGTTTCAATTGACGGCCAGCACACACCTTCATCGCTGCTGAAGTCAGCAAGGCGAGCCATGATCGCAACACTAGACAACTTCATGCCCGACGATGCGCAACCATCCCATACGTAGCCGGTTAATTTAGTGCTCATGATCGTCCGTTATCTCCCTGAACTTTTGCCTGAAATGCTCAAGTGGGCTGAAGCATTCGTGTGGATAGCCATCTCGCAGGTAGATAACGCGCTGTGTTTCTGGCTCCCAGCGGATAACACGGACTGGCACTCCGCGGTGATCTTTGAACCTTCGGTTAAGTTCGCGCACAGGCGTTTTGCCCTCCGATAGTAGACCCCCACAATTACGGCAGCCTGGCTGTGGTTACATGACACCCAGCGATTTGATACTTTGCATTCATACCGAAACAGCGGAAGACCCGGCACCGGGATCATTCGTAGTTGCGGTAAGTGAGGATTTGCGATTAAATTGCTCATGCGGATTATTTCTCCATACTCGAAGAGTTGTTCGCCAAGGCGCCCGGAGCTGCACACTCGCGGGCGTCACTCTTTTCTGGAAGGCAATAGACTCGTGAAATCAGGTTCAGAAACGTCATAAGCGTTACCCGGAACTGGTAGGCGATTTCGTTCAGACTGTCCCACTCCCCTTTATCAACCACACCATCATCGATGTATCGACGATATGCGTTAACCAGGTCACCAAGCCTGCCCACCAGCTCAGCCAGCTTTAAACCAATCTCTTCGTTCTCTGTTTCTGGTGCCGCGCCCGGGATATGGATCCCGTTATCTGTTTGGCGAGAAAACGCATCAGCTATGTAGCTAACACCGGCGGCTTTCTGTAGCACCATCGCCCACCCCATAGGGAAGATCTGATCCCCATCCACACGAAGGCGGTTAAACAGCGCATTCTCTGTTACCCCCAACCATTCCGCCGCCTCGGCATAGCCTCCAGGCAGGTCGGTAATCGTCTTTTTAATCGCGGACACCAACCAGGCTGGCTGACGTTCAACTTTCCAAATAGGTTCGTTACCCACGGTTAACCCCTTATTCCTGTGGTTTTATGTCTGTACTCGCGCCTGTACAGTTCGAATAGCGATGTGGGTAAAGAATTTCTAGCTCATTGATTTTTCCCGAGAAGAAACGGACTAGACGTTCAGCAATATCTAGGGAAGCAATTTGCTGCCCTCGCTCTATCCGACTTAGATTTCCCGGGTCGATATCAACCCCTTTTGCTACACAGGAAAGAGTCATACCTTGCGATTTACGCAAGATTCGTAACGGTGATTGCATATACCCTCCTTTAATTGCGTAATACGCATATTAATTGGAACGTACGACTTGCGCAAGTTGCTTTGCACATCACGCAAAAAAAACATGTAATAGACGCATGAACATAGGAAACCGCATAAGAGAACTTCGCACAGCGAAGGGTCTAAAAATCGCTGATCTTGCTGAAGCCGTTGGTGTCGACGGAGCTAACATCTCGCGCGTAGAAACCGGCAAACAGAAGTCATTTACTGAACAATCACTTAGCAAATATGCTCAAGCTTTAGGCGTTAGCGTTGCTGATCTATTTACTCCAGGCGGAAATAAAACTACTGTATGTGAATACAGTGGTAGTAACCCACATTCTGGAGATGGATCTGTGTTTAGAGTGGAGATTCTTGATGTAAGTGCCAGCGCTGGTGGTGGCTTTATTCAAGGCAGCGATATTATTGATGTCATCAGGTCAATCGAATACAACAATGAACGTGCGCTAGCGATGTTCGGCGGAAGAACGGCAGATCAAGTAAAAGTAATCAACGTTCGAGGCGACAGTATGGCTGAGACTATCGAACCTGGTGATCTTCTCTTCGTTGATATCTCTATTCATGAATTCGATGGTGATGGAATATATGTATTTGGTTTTGATGATAAAATTTACGTCAAACGATTACAGATGATACCTGATAAGTTGTTGGTGATATCGGATAACCCAAAATATAGAGAATGGTCTGTGGATGAGACAAACGAACACCGTTTTTACATTTTTGGGAAGGTAATGATAAGCCAATCTCAATCATTCAAACGCCACGCCTGACACTACATATCAATGTTGAAACCGCCTTTACGGCGGTTTTTTTACGCCTCGATATTGCGCAAATCGCAATTTAATACTTGCGTTATTCGCAATTTAATTTTATTGTCTACTCCATAGCGAACAGGCAGGATGCCCACGAAGTAGCCGCCGGTGGCATATGAATAACCGGATGATTCGCTGACAGGTGTCTTCGGGAGGGGTAACAGAGACGCGGTCTGATTAACCGCAACTCGTAGTCAAATTCCTATAGCTGGTGGCGATACCCAAGCCAGGAATACCAAAACCAGCAGGAGTGTTAAGGGCAAGGGCTAATCACCCCCTTAGCACCCCGCCCGAAGATACCTACCACCGCGCCTGATGTGGTTAAAAGCAGGCCAAAGCAATAACAAGTAACTCCCTGTTCTGGCGGCCCGGTGTTTTCCCGTGTACTTCCGGTAACCGCCAGCCTTTTTCAGGGCACAACATGGAAGCGCACTCCTTCACTTACCAGTTATGGGTGACAGGTGTGAAACAGGTGGAGTGCGCTTCCAGTTGTGGTGAATTGCAGTCCATCGAGACAACCAGAAGACAAGCGTCTGGCGCCACAACTTGAATACTGCGTGAAGTGTTGGCGGTACCAGTTACATCCCATCAATTAGCTGGTACCGCCCTTTTTACACAACAGAAAAGGGTATCACCGTGTGACGGGCTCATAACCCAATCCACCCGGGCAAGAGGATGGCGATTGCAGTCGCCTACAAATGCAGGTGCCCTTCTCTGTTGTGTATGGAGAAAGTTCGGCGGTGGCAGCCGCCTTAACGAGGGTAAAACCATGAGTAATGACCGCATGACCGTAGTGCCAGATTTTCTTGGCGAACTGGATGCCGGCGTCTTCATGAACAAAATCGCGGCAGCACTTAATACCACCGCGCTTGGCGTTCTGAACAACGGCAACAAAGGCAAAGTAGTCCTCACCTTTGATTTTGAGCGCATGGGAAACTCCGTCGAAGAGAAGCGCGTCAAGATCAAGCACAAGCTGAACTACAGCACCCCGACACCGCGTGGTAAAGCCTCCGAAGAGGACACAACCGAAACCCCTATGTGGGTCAACAAAGGCGGGAAGCTCACCATCCTGCAGGAAGATCAGGGGCAACTATTCGGGATCACCGGCGCGGTGGATGGAAAGCTTAAAGCGGCTCAGTGATCCGCAGCAACAAACTCACTGATACCACTTCGAACATCAGCAATTAAGGAATTTTTATGTCTCAGTTAGACAGCGGCACATTCAAGCAGGTCAAAGACCTGGTTCTTTCCGGTTATCACCTGAATGATATTCATGGCCTGGCTTGCCCGACCGCATTACTGCCAGATGGTACTGCCGTTGAAAGCCTCGAGCGCTTTTCTCTGGAGCGTTTCCGCTTTCGTGGCGCAATGACCACAACCAGTATTGACGACTTCGCACGTTATTCTAAAGGTTACGCCAGCGCTAGCGAGCCAGCTCGTTGCTTCATTGACGCTGACAACATGACCGCCCGTTCAGTGTTCAACATCGGCACCCTGGATAATCCAGGTCACGCCGATAACGTTGCTTCAATCACCCTGAAGAAAACCGCCCCGTTCCGAGCGTTACTGCAGATCGATGGTCAACGCCTGAAGCAAAAGCAAATCGCGGAATGGCTGGAAGACTGGAGCGATTACCTGCTGGCGTTTGATGCTGATGGCAATACGATGCAGATTTCACAGGCGGCTCAGGCTGTGCGTCGTATCACTATTCAGCAAGCAACACAGCAGGACCATGAAACTGGTGATTTCGCTGGTAAAAAATCTCTGATGCAAAGCGTTGAAGCAAGCAGCAAAGACGTAATGCCTGTGGCGTTCGAGTTCAAATGTGTGCCGTATGAAGGTCTGGGTGAACGCCGCTTTAGCTTGCGTAACAGCCTGCTGACTAGCGATGAACCCTGCTTTGTTCTGCGCATCGTCCAGTTGGAAGCCCAGGAAGAAGCGATCGCCAACGAATTCCGTGATTTGCTGATCAGCAAGTTCGACGGTGAATCAGTGGAAACTTTCATCGGTAACTTTAAAGCGTAATTGCTCTGCATTAAATCCCCGGCGCCGCGGGGATTTATTGAAGCGTAATTCAATTAATTATCGCCACCCGGCGAGGGATTCGTACAACCAAAATCTGCGCGGTGCAGCGCGCTAATATGGAGAAAACCATGAGCTATATTCAGACATTATCCGGCAAACATTTTAATTACCTCGATATCCAACAGGACGATATCGTGATCGAAGATATCGCCACCGCGTTGTCTCATATCTGCCGCTTTGCAGGGCATCTTCCTGAGTTTTACAGCGTCGGCCAGCATAGCGTTTTAACCAGCCACCTCGTTCCGCAGGAGTTTGCATTAGAAGCACTGCTTCATGATGCCGCCGAAGCCTACCTGCAGGATATCCCCTCGCCTCTTAAGCGCCTGCTACCGGATTACCAGGTGATCGAAGCTCGCGTAGACGCAGCTATTCGCCAGAAATTTGGCCTACCGACGGAACAACACCCAACTGTGAAATATGCCGATCTGGTGATGCTCGCCAGCGAACGCCGCGATTTTGAGGTTGACGAAGGTTCCGTGTGGCCATGCCTCGAGGGAGTTATCCCAACGGATTTATTCATTATCAATCCAGTCCGTCCTGGCCAGTCATACGGCATGTTCATAAATCGCTTTAACGAGTTGATGGAGCAGCGCCAATGCGCCGCATGAAGGTAAAAGAACTCGTAGCGGAGGCTTTTGCCTCCGTTGCTGAACTGCCACCAAAGCATGCACCGCTTATGCGCGAAGTCGCCACCAGACTGGACGCTACGTTCGCAGCATTAAAAGAGTCTCTGGTGCAACTGGAACAGGAACGTAAAGGTAAAACACCATGACCGTATTTGAATATCTCCAGGCTCATCCGAATACCACCAGCGGTGAAATCGCCAAAGGTATGAACTTGGGTGCAGTAACAGCCTAACCATGATGTTTAACCAGCTGTTGAGTAAAGCCAGGAAAGGAACAGTCCAATGACCACTATCGGAAAACCGACATACGAAGAACTAGAGAAAAAATGTGCATTGCAGCAATCAAAACTGGCTGCGATTAACGAGTTGATGAGTGTCGTGGAAAAGGCCAGTGATATCGCAAAAGCTGGTATCGAAGAGCTGCAATCACAAAACGCAGACCTTGCAGTACAGCTCGCTAACGCCGAGAGCAAGTGCAGGGATCTGGCGGCGGAGAATTCGGGGCTGAAATCCGGGCAGTCATTTTTCATGTACAGCGATGAAACGGGATTTGAAATTCATAAAGCCCAGGATGCAGCCATTGCATCTGCCAAAGACATGATCGCTGTATGTCGCGAAGAGGCGGCGCAAGACGGTTGGCCGGAAGATGCCGACACCATCTGCTGGGGGGTGATTATGCAGAAAGCGATAGAAATGGATTTCGAAAAACCTTCCGAGCAAAACGGCTGGATTGGCTGGTCTGAATACAAGCTTAGCCCTGATATCGAAACCCCAGCAACCGACGCTTTCCTAGCTGAAGTGCGGGCGCAGGGTGTGGAAGCTTTGGTATTGCGCCGCAAAACTGCTGCAAGAATTGCTAGAGAACGTGATGATTTACGTGCTGCTGATGATCTCGAGGGTGAAGCCTGCCGCGCTCAGATGTTTGCTGATGATATTCGCCAGGAGGCCAGACTTCGCAAAGGAGTCGCGCTATGAGCGATTACATGAAGCCAGGTGAAGTCCGCTGCTGGAAATGCGGAGAGTGGATATTCAGCAACGAACTGGAGAGCGCTGACGGATTTTGCCCTAATTGCTCAGCAGAAATTTGCACTGATGAACCGCCATATATCAACGATGAGCAGGAGACTGCTCAATGACAGCACTCAACAAACAGGCGCTGCGTGAAGAATTCCAGCTCATGCAAGACCATTACAGCGACCCGGCAGACCGCAAGCGCCAGGTGATTTACATCGCCGCAGAAGCGCTGCTGGATGAGCTGGAAGTCAAAGACTCCACGATAGCAGAACACCGCAAGGTGCTAAACAGCCTAGCAGCTGTAGCCCGTCGCTACCTTCCGGATTATGACGAGCATCCTGAAATTCAGGCCGCTGACGAATTACTTGATACCGCCGCTGGCATTGGCGTGAAGGGGGATTGAGCTATGTGGCGAGGAACAAATCGCGGCGGCAGCCAGATGATACTCACTTCCTACGAATACGACCCGGAAACCAAAAAATCAAAGTCTGCTTATCTCCTACGGCATCACAGCAAAGTTAAGCAAACAACGCTTGAGCAAAAACTTGTTGTTGAGAACGATGCGTTTGGTCGGTTTAAACCGATGGTCGAGCTTGCCGACTTTCCTGAAAGATTAAGCGAACGAGAAGCGATGCTGAAGCTGGCCGACTGGCTACACCGACTTGGCGTGGCGATTGAAGATAACTGGAGTACACCATGACAACCAACAAACTACCTGAATGGCGCAAGTCGCTAAACGAGGCTGTAGAAAACTATCAATCCACTCGCGCCTGGTATGAAGAAAATCAGGACAGCCCATCAGCCGAGCAGGATATGGACGCGGCGGCGGGTGAGATTGAAAAGTTGATAAAACAGTATGGGGTGCTCATCGTTTTAAATTTGCTGGATGAGATAGACGAGCTACAGGAACACCGCAAGGCTGATAGCCAAGCGCAAGCCACGCTAAATCGCCTTGCTGTGATTCTTCACGGCTCAGAGGTTGATTTAAACCTGCTAACGGCAACGGCTCAATCGCTGATGGATCGTTGCAAGGCTGGCAACTCTTCAGTAGCTACAGAATGAAGTAACCGGATGCAGCCGGTTTAAGTGGAGAACTATCTATGAGCGGACAGAACCAACGTTTTCTTACTCCTGATGACCTCTATCAATTAACTGGTTATCGTCGCCCTTCCCTACAGTGTAAAGCTCTGAGTGATAGTGGGGTATTTTTTATCCTACGTAAGGACGGCAGACCAGGAACAACATGGGATCATGTATCAAACCCGGTTGGCCTTAAGTTGATAGTGAACAATCCAGAGGAAGAAGAACCAAACTTTAAGGATATGTAATGTCTAGAGCTCGCAAAAACCCTGAGGATAACTGGATGCCTCCTCGCGTTCGACGGGGAAAATCTGCTTATGAGTTTCGTACAACAGATGGTCGTACCGTCAGGTTGTGTAATCCTGATCTAACAAAATCGCAGGTATGGGCAGCTTACGAAAACTTCATAAACGATTTAAAGGTTAGTACGAACTTCAACGCACTTTGTGAAGAGTTCTTTAATTCCGGTGATTTCCACGAGTTAGCAACTGAAACACGTAAAGACTACAGAAAATACGGTTCAAAGGTAAATGTTGTCTTCGGGAAAATGAAGCCGGATAACATCAAGCCAGAGCACATCAGAAAATATATGGATAAACGAGGTGTTAAGAGCAGGGTTCAGGCAAACCGCGAGAAAGCATTTATGTCCAGGGTGTTTCGGTGGGCATACGAACGAGGAAAGGTGAAGATGAATCCTTGCCATGGCGTAAAGCAATTTAAAGAGCAGGCTCGGACCCGTTATATTAGCGATAGGGAATATGATGCACTTTATAGCGTTGCTTCTATTCCCGTTAAAGTTGCAATGGAGTTGGCATATCTATGTTGCGCCCGCCAGGGAGACATTCTTGACCTCAAAAAGAGTCAATTATTGAGCGAAGGAATTTTAATTCAGCAGAGTAAAACCGCAGTTAGCCAGATCAAGGCCTGGACAAAACGTCTGGAGGATGCCGTTAATCTTGCTGACAGCATTCATCTCAACAACGGTATGGTAAGTATTTTTGTCATCCACCAGCCATCAGGTCTGCGATATACACGCGATGCTTTTAATGCACAATGGATGAAGACTAAAAAAATTGCTGCTGAAAAATATCCAGACCTCGATTTCCAGTTCACTTTCCATGATCTAAAAGCCAAAGGAATTTCTGATCTTGAAGGTACTCTGAGTGAGAAGCAGGAAATTTCAGGTCATAAAAACGCGTCGCAAACAGCGAGATATAATCGAAGAATTTCAGTTGTTCCGGTCGTCGGGGGGCAGTAA